GTTTCCCAGTCACGATCTGGAATTGGGTTTTAGGAAAAGGGCCCATCAAATATTATGCAACGCGAAAGCTCGAAACGGAAATTTCTCGAGCTGTTCATTGCACTGTCACTCCTTGGATGGTAGCAGTCACACCTGATTGGATGTTCAGGTCGTATATGTTTCAACGATTGACTGACTATTTTCATCATGGTGCCGCCGTTAATGATGCAACTCGGAGAACAAAATGGGTTGCATCAGGTTTGTTGGCATTCTCGGGCTATAGCCTCTTTCACAAGGATCACACCTTGGCTGGAGGAGCTGCATTTACTGCTTGGGGTGTGTCCATTTTCGGGTGGGCACATTACAGAGCACGTCTGCGGCAAATTAAGGCCGAGTATCAACAACGAAGAGATGCGTTGCCAGAGCATCTCAAAGCAATTCGCGATGGCAATGCTGGCAAGGGTGCGTTTGCAGTCGTTACGTTGGTTGTTGGCGTCCGTTTATTTCGGATGTGGAACGAACAGCGGAAGGCTAAAATCAAATCTGTCTCACCAGACGGAATCACCCCACAGGATGTTGAGGGACAACCTGGATGGTTCACATATTTCACTTCGTGTATAGGAGTGAAAGTGGAAAAGAGCTCAGAATCTCTATCCGCTACGACAAATCAAGTTTGTGAATCATTGAAGAAGAACACATTTTCAGCCGTCTACAATCGGGCTGATGGAACACGAACACAGTGTGACATTTTCTTCCCTCGAAAAAGTGTGGCATTGTTTCCAAAGCACGTGTTTTATACAAAGTGCGACATGGGAACTACGCCAACTTCACATCTGACTGTTGATGTGACTCGCTTCACAGGAAAAAGTGGAGCGAAGTTTACCTTTTCTGCTGAACTGGACTATTGTGGCCTTGACCCAGAGCTTGATTTAGTTGCTTGTTATGTGCCAAACTGTCCTGATTTGCCAAATGCAGGAAAGTGGTTTCCTTTATCGAAGCCAACAGGAACGTCAATTTGTAGGTTTATGGTTAACAGAGACGGAACATTTGATGAACGTCGAATTTCTGTGAATCACAAAAGGACTGGTCATAAGTACCAAGAGTTTTATGGAGGCTCTTATGACACAACGTTGGCTCGTTCAGGAGCCTGCATGGCACCATTGGTATTGGATGTGCAACACCCAACAATAATGGGTTTCCACATTGGAGGCAATGAAAAGACCAATTGTGGTGTTATGCAAACTGTCACATCAGCGCAACTTAACGGAATGATTGAGAAGTTGCAATCAAAAGATGGTGTGATGCTTTCAGCGCAATCTTGTGAATTACCAAAAGAGCAATATGGAAGAAAATTGCTTGTTAGTGATTCCGTTCATCCACACTGTATGGCTAGTTGGCTTACAGACAAGGATTTTGTGGATGTTTTGGGTTCAACTAAATTGCGCACAAGTCAGAAAAGTAGAGTTGAACCCTCTGTGCTTTCAGAAGCAGTTGCAGAGCATTTTGATGTCCCTCAACAGTGGGGCAAACCAAAACTGCAACCAAACTGGGAAGGTTTTAATAAGACATTGGAACATATTGTCAACCCAGCTGATTGCTTCCGACATTCAGAGGTCGAGAGAGCACGACAGGACTGGCTAGAGCCACTTCACACTTGTATGGATGCCTATGTGAAAGAGGAAGATTTTCGACCTCTAACACTTCAGGAAAACATTTTGGGCATTCCAGGAAAGCGTTTTATCGATGCAATTCCGATGGATACAAGTATGGGATTTCCTATTTTTGGAAAGAAATCAAAGTATTTCACTGAAGTTCGCAAAGGTGAAAAGTTGGTTGATAGGATCCCGTCAAAAGAAATCATGCAGGAAGTTGAACGCATGAAAGTGGCCTGGCGCAAAAATGAAAGAGCCTATCCTGTAACAAGCGCCACCCTCAAAGATGAACCCACTAAGTTGGATAGTGAAAAAGTACGAGTTTTCCAAGCTAGTGCTATCGCTTTGGGAATGTGTATTCGGGAGTACTTTTTACCCGTTTCTCGTTTCCTCCAACTTCATCCTATTGAGTCTGAGTCAGCTGTAGGTGTAAATGCCTTCAGCAAGCAGTGGGAGGAGTTGATGAACCATGCTCACAAATTTGACGAGGAAGAAGTCATTGCATGGGATTACTCCAAATATGATGTGCGGATGAACTCTCAGATTACTCGCGCAGTGTGGCTAAGTTTTATTGAGCTAGCTGAACGAGGAGGTTACCCTACAGAAGCACTTGAGATCATGAAGGCTATGGTCGTGGACATTGTCCACCCTCTAATTGATTACAACGGCACGTTGATCTTATGTTACAATTTGAATACATCAGGAAACAACATGACCGTTAATGTCAATGGAGGTGCAGGCTCGCTGTACGTTCGAGTCGGCTTCTGGCACATCTATCCACTCAAGAAGAAATTCCGTGACTGGGTTGCAGCTCTCACTTATGGTGACGATTTTGACGGGTCTGTACACAGACTTGCAAGGAAATTCAATTTTCGTGCATACCAGAAGTTTTTGAAAGAGCACAACATGAAGGTTACGCTTCCGAATAAGTCTAATGATCTTGTCGATTTTCTCGACATTGAAGACACAGATTTTCTGAAGCGCAAATCTAATTACATCCCAGAAATTAATCGGAGTATTGGCAAACTCGATGAAATGTCAATCTTTAAATCTCTCCATGCTAATTTGGACAATGGAAATATGGAAGAAACTGCCGTAAGTTGTATCGAAACGGCGATGCACGAATGGTTTGCACATGGACGTGAAGTTTATTCTAAGCGTCAAGAACAAATGCGAAAGGTTTGTGCCCAAGTGAATCTTCCAGTTCCAGCAGTGGAGGTCTCTTTCGATGAGCGAGTGGAAAAGTGGTTAGCAAAGTACGATTAAGTGCTAATCCCGACCTGGATAAGTCGTTAAAATGTCCCTCTCATTGCTGTTTGGAGACAAGCAATAGAGTATTCGAACAGCTCCCGTTTGCCCGTATCGTATAACTGGCCCGGCCCTCACGAGTGCGGAAAAGTCGTGTCCCCAGGTTTGGAACACCAATTTGAAAGTTATCCCTCTGTCCGTCGGCACTCGGACATTCTGTTGAATCGACCCGTCAAGGTCTGGTTACCACAGAGACTTTGTGATCTATTGTCTTTGGAGGCTTTCCTTGATGACACGTGGCGAAGTAGCCAATCCTCTATTTAGAGTTGAGTGTGCGTGCACATGATCAAAACCACCTGGTATGATTAAGGCAACTCCACCAGGTGTACAAATACTGTCTTACTAATTGTTTAAATAGGAGTCGAGTCTCGCGGTCAAAACTCATTCAATCCTATGAAGCTCTCCTAACTTCAATGGATTTGTTTATATTTTTAGGAGTAGGCGTTCTCTTGGAGAAATTTGTTGAGTATTTACTTAGTTTCACCAGGAGAAAGCAAATCAAACCACAATCAAAAGAACTTCCACGAAACCATGGACTATCTGTTGATGAACTGATCTTTTTGTTCAACCAGTTGTCTATTTGGTTAGGGGATGAGGAGCTGGTGCTTAGTGATTTTGAACCACAATCGAACGAAATTCACACGGACACCAGACCTATGTCAGAAGGTGCAGGAGCTCATGACGAACAGAACGTTCGTTTCATTGATGCTAATCCTGGTTTTGTTTTGCAAGAGAAGGCAGGTTTCGATTCAATTCGAGATCATGCCCTTGCATCTGACGCTTCCCTAGAGGAGTTCTTTTCGCGACCTTTACGAATTGCGTCGTATGATTGGGACGTAAATGGTGGTGGTCTTCACCAAACGTTCAATCCGTGGTCCCTGTACTTTGAGAATGCTCGCGTGATCAACCGCATTTCTAACTACAAGTTGATGCGAGCTAAACTACATGTTAAGGTCACTTTAAATGGAAACAGATTTCACTATGGAAGGTGTATTCTGTCTTACAACCCCTTTCCTGATGTCGATGACCTAACAGTTGACAGAACTTATGTCAACGCTGATTTTGTGGCTGCTTCTCAACGGCCTCACATCTATCTCAATCCTACTATGTCTCAAGGAGGTGAACTTTGTTTGCCTTTTTTCTACTACAAAAATGTCTTAGACATTGTAGCAAATGACTGGCAAGGAATGGGAGAAATGGTGTTATCAGCACTACAAGACCTCAAGCATGCCAATGGTGCTACTGACACGGTTACTATTAACGTGTTTGCTTGGGCAGAGGATGTGAAGTTTGCCATCCCTACTCAGGCCGAACCAAGCACATTGGTGCCCCAATCCTGTGACCTGCTACCCCAAGCGGATGAATACACAGGTCCTGTTTCGAAAGTTGCAGGTGTAGTTGCTAAGTTGGCTGGATCTATTACTTCGGTGCCAACAATCGGACCTTGGGCTCGCGCTACGGAAATTGGCGCTCGAGCCGTTGGAGCAATGGCAACGCTGTTTGGCTATAGTCGCCCGATACAGCTTGAGTCGGGACAATTCAGACCAAATACTAAAGCCAATTTGGCTGTGACTAATGCAAAGGACGATTGCATGAAAATCACAGTCGATCACAGACAGGAATTGTCTGTGGATCCCCGCACTGCCGGTCTGGGCGATGTGGACGAGTTAGGCATTAATTATGTTGCACAAAGAGAGTCGTATCTTACAACTTTCACTTGGCAGGTTGGAGATGTTGCAGAATCCCTTTTATGGAATGCTGTGGTTGATCCGGGTGTTTATCGCATTCATACGGACGGAACAAGCGATGAATATCATTTTCCTGCCCTTGCTTTTGCAACTTTGCCTTTCAAGTACTGGAGAGGAACGTTGAAGTATCGTTTCCAAGTTGTTTGTAGCGATTACCACAAAGGACGACTAAAGATAGTGTATGACCCTGATAGAACTTCTAGTTCAGCGGAATATAACACTGCTTACACAACAATTGTGGACATTGCTGACAACACTGACTTCAGTATCGATGTTGGTTGGGGGCAACCAACTAGCTATCGGGAACATTTTGATCCACCATCTGCTGAATCCCTGATGTTTGGAACTTCAGCGTTGGCGTATCAATCGAATTTGTTTACATTTGGAAATGGAACTATTTCCTTGTACGTTGTGAATGAACTCACTGTTCCTGACAGCACAATTAATAACGACATTGAGATTAACGTTTTTATCTCTGCATGCGAAGATTTTGAAGTAGCGCAACCGGACGGTGCTATTATGCGTGCATTGAGATTCACGGATTCGGACAATTTAGTGACACCCCAGTCCCTTGAGTTTATTCCGCAAGCGGAAGAGATGCAAGGTGATGGAAATGGTGATCGAGTTCCAAACTCTGAGCCACACCATCCTGAAGTTGTCAATTCCATGGCAAACAAAACCTCTTTGACGGATCCTACAAATCTAGTTCATTTCGGTGAGGATATACGCTCGTTTAGGCAGCTTTTGAAGCGCTACTCGATGCATGAACTTCTGCCTCTTTCCGGTACAGAGAACCAAACTGTGAACTACGAGTTTTTGCGTCACATGATGCCATTTGCTCCAGGTTACACTTCAGCCAACACTTCCGTGACGGTTGCTGTGGATGCTGGTGCGAATGAATATGCTTACGGTTTCATGACGTTTGTTCGTTATGTTTCTTCAGCCTATGGAGGCTGGAAAGGTTCAATCCGTTACATGCTGGACAGCAGTAACGCTGATCTAGATTCTGACAGGCGAAAAGGAACCTTCGTCGTTGGAAATGACGTTCGAGACATTGCCCCACGGAATTCATCAACGCAAATCACAGATTTTGATACTATCCTCGGAAAGTTCAATGCGTACGATGCTCTCGAACACGTGCAAGGTTTCAATGGGGTAACCTTGCAAGAAGGATCAATTAATTCAACATGTTCTGTCGAAATCCCCTATTATTCCCAGTATCGCTTTGCACCTGCAAAGGTGAAAGAGCCTTTCACAGGCAAGATGCTGGCCACGCCGTTGTTTACTGCCTCATATATCACAGAGACAGGAGATCAAGAAGATTACTTGGTAAATTGGGTTGCGGCTGGAGAGGATTTTACGTGCTTTATGTTTTTAGGAGCACCAATCTTCTACTATGAACCCATCA